AGTTAGTTGAGCTTTTTTGATGCTTACAGATATATTAGATATGGTAAAGGTATCAACGGCGGGAGTCGTTGGAGTTGGTTCATGGTATACTGAGCTATCTCAAGTGATCCAAATTCTAATATCTCTAACGTGTTTAGTTTTTATAGTAGGGAAGACCTATTATATGTTTATAAATAAAGGAAAATAAAATAATTATGTTTAAGTCAAAAAGTTTCTGGGGAGGCATTACGGGTTTGCTCGGGGCAATCGCGGGATGGGCCACTGGAGAAATCGAACTTGGTAATGCAATCTCAATCGGCACAACAAGTATCTTGGCGATTTTCGTCAAACACGCTGTGCATAAAGTTGAGAAAAAAGTAGGCTAATGGGAGGAATCCTTGCGGCTATAGTTTCGCTAATCAAGGCCGTTCCAACCATAGAGCGGCTTTTTTTGCTTATAGCTCAATCATTAAAAGAGTCTAGAGCGAATAAAAAATATGATGAAGAATTGGATCAAATTGATGATGCTATTAGTGCTGCTAACAGCGGGATGCAAGACAACAAAGTTTCAAGACTTGAATGGAGTCTCGACCCTGATCGATCACCCCCAGTTTCAGAACGCAGCAACGAACGCTCCGGCATTCACAAAAGCAGCACTGAATGAAGTGGCAAGGTTGAACAAAATAATTAGGTTAAAGTAATGCCAGTTGGTGAAAGCATAGTTGATGGTGACACAGGGTTTGTTGGTGTAAACTCTCGTCTTGAACCTAGCCAGTTGCCTCAAGGTTTTGTTGCCTCTGCTATTAATAAAAGGTTTGTAAATGGGGTAGCTAAAACAAGATCAGGAATCAAAAAGATGCCTTGGTCAAATGTGCAGGCTGATCATTATGACGATACTATTGGCTACGGCAATGGAGACTTTGTTTTATACAGTGGAAGAAAAGTAGATACATCTGGTTCTGATCCAGCTTTTTCTAATGTAACTGTTTCCGACAACACTAGCACAGATGGCTCTGTAACCATTTCAGCTACAGCAGGCCCAGCTAGTAATAATATTCATGGGCCTTATTTTAAAGCGACACAGGGCATTGCAGCAGGGATAAATCCTATAGACACAAATAACAATGTTCAAAATTCATCTGGATGGATAAATGCAGGAAGCAAAGTTTTTGGTTATGGCACTGTTTATGGAGCAGGAACTTTCCGTGATCCTTCTGGAATAGAATATTTAATAATCGCATCAAGCAGTGGCACTTACGCATCTAGAGACGGATCACAGTCAGACAAATTAACTTGCCCAACAATTTCCTCAGACGTTTCTTTTGTTCAATGTTTTAATGTTATAGTTATGATGAGAGGAGAAGACTTAGAGCCTCTTGTCTTAAAAAACATGACAGATGGCTTTGTTTCTATAACACAAGAAGACACGGAAAAAACTGAAGAAACTGAATCTGATGGAACTGAAGCAATTCCCAATTCTGATCATGCATTATTTTTTGGTAACAGATTACTTGTTCCTTATGATCGTGATTTTATAGGGGTATCTGATTACCTAAACTATACGAGGTATGCTCCCATTATGAGCAGCTTCAGAGTCCAACAAGGGGATGATGGAGAAATTACTGGCATACAGAAAGTTAATAATACTACATTGGCTGTATTTAAAAATAACTCCATATTTTTGGTTTCAAACATTTATGGAGACACAAGTGATGCAACACTTGATGAGGTTACGAGGGATTTTGGAGCAGTAAGTTTTAAATCTACTATTCAAGTTGGTAACGATGTTTGGTTCTTATCAGGTAAACGTGGTGTTTGTAGTTTGTCTGTAACTGCTAATGGAAAAGTAACAGCTACACAGCAACCTATATCTGAGGCTATTCAATCAACTATTGATCTTATTGATTGGACAAAAGCAGATAAAGCTGTAGCTGCAACATATAGTAATCGTTATTATTTAGCTGTTACACTTAAAGGCTCTTCCACAACAAACAATGCAATCTTAGTTTACGATATGCTTCAAAAAGCATGGAGTGGTTACGACACAGGATCAGCTATAAATGTTAAGGAATTTATAAGCATGGATTACCAAGGCAAAAGGCGTTTATTCTTTTTGTCTAATGATGGCTATGTGAATTTGTATGATGATGAATTAGAGGTGTGTGGGTTTGTTGATGAAGTAGGTGCTGCTGAAGGTGCTTTAAATTACGAGCAAATCTCAGATGAAATAACCACAAGAGGATATACTGCTAATAATATTGATCAAAAAAAATGGAGATCAGCAGAAGTTCAAATTTCTACAAACGATCCTAATTTTACAGTAACAACATTGTATGATGGGCCAGAAGAAAACGGTGTAAAACTTATAACTGATAAAACATTTAGCAGAACAAAATACGACAAGCCATTTGATAAGCCAGAATATGTTCAGTCTAATACTAACAATGATTTTTTCACAAAGTATCGTGAAGATTACAGTGTCAAATTAGCCCCATCATCAGGAGGGGTAGATGTGACTTTACCAGTAGGTTCTTGTTCAACGGGAAACACAAATCATTCTAGCCTTACAGTTTGTGAAGCAAACAGTGGGACTTGGAATTTTAATCCAGATGACAAAGGTTTTGATCCTGATTTACATCAGTCTAGTAATAACAAATATAAATTTAGAGGAACAGGAAGATACGTTCAAATAAAAGTATCTAACACACAAGGAAGACTAGAGCTTAATACAGTTAAGGTAGGAATTATAAAATGGGTTTAAATGTAACTGTCTCTAAGGGACATGACTTCACAACTGGGAACGTAACAAGGGCGGCATTAAATGCAGGAGCTACTCCTACAATTGCAGTGACAGGCTCTGTAGGTGAATCTGAAATTGCTTCTGAGGCAATAACAAATGCTAAAGTTAAAACAAATGCAGACATAGATGTAGCAAAGTTAGCTTTAGCATCTGGTAAAATAATTATTGGAGCAACAAACGGAAATGCATCTGCTTTATCTGGGACAAGTTCTTTTTCTAGTGTAGCCAGTGAAACAGAAGGAAACGCTGGTTTGCTTGTTGATGTTGGTGATAAATTTGAAGTATTAAAAACTAATACGTTAGCAGTTTCGACTGATGATATTAATGATAGCAAACAATATTTAAACGGAGACTCTGCTTTAAGTATTCATAAAGTAACAACTGATGGAGTAACCACAAACAACTTACGAATTAAGCACATTAGTAACTCTGTGCATGGAAATCATATTAGCACAGCTAACGCACTAGATGGTGCTTCTATTGGAAAAAACAGTGCTGGTAAACTTGCTATTTTAGATAACGGAGTTCACTGGGATAAACTTTATAATCATAAAAATAGTGCAGGAAATTTAAGGTCAGCTTTTTTAAGTTATGGCTCGGGTGGCGATCCGAAACCAACAGAGGTAACAGCTTCTGGTCAAATCCTTGTTAGTGGTGGAACAAGTGCTGACATGGTTCTTAATTCTTTTTTTAAAGAAATAGATGTATTAAACCCTCCTGTTGCTACTGCTGGTTTTAAACGTGTAGCTCATGGATTAACAAACCCTGCTGGCAGTGCTGGTGTGATTCCTAAATTTGTTAGTCTTATGCTTGTTTGCGTAAATGAAAGTCAAAAATCTACTGGTCAAACTCATGGGTATTCACAAGGAGATGTTATATTGATTCCTCACGAATGGTCGTCTGATCCTACTACCGATCAAAATTCTGTATTTTCTATAGCTTGCGATAACACCTATATAATAGTTCATCATGGTGTGCTTACTACCAACTCCCCTCAGTACGCACGCAAATATGGAGGAGCAACTGCTGCTGAATCAGGAACAGCTTCTGCTGATTTTGAATTAGGAGGTTGTTTAACTGATTTTAAAATAGTTGTTAGTGTTTGTGGATAATGCCTGCACAAACGGACATACCCCCTTTTTCCGTCACTGATGGTAAGGTAAGTAATCAAGCAAAGATTAATCCGTCAAAACTTGCTCCAGCAAAAGAGGGCCAAGTTTTAATTGCAGGAAAAGATGGTAAGTTTGCTGCTGGTGATTTACCAAAAACTGTAGTCACTGCTTCTGGTGAAGTGGATGAATTACTTCCCCCTAATTCTGTTAAGATAGGCCCATCTGCTGTTGATGGAACATCTAACAGAACTAAAGAAGTAGGAACAAGTGCAAACGCAATTCCGCAAAGAGATAGCCAAGGGAACCTTCACGCGACTACAGCCGATAGTGCTACATACGCTACCTATCTTCCTTATACTGGATTAACGGGAACTGTTCCTACTTGGAACCAAGACACGACTGGTAACTCTGATACCGCAACCGCACTAGAAACTGCCAGAACAATAGGTGGAGTTAGCTTTGACGGCACAGCTAATATTAATTTACCGGGGGTTAATGCCGCTGGTAATCAGGACACAACTGGTAACGCTTTAACTTCCACAACAGCGGCTACTGCACAGGCTGGAGATTCTGCTACAGATTTCTTTTCATCAGGTACAATTGCAGATGCTAGAATAGCTTCGGCAAGCACATGGAATGCAAAACAAGATGCTCTAACTTTTGGCATAGCAAATACTAATGCAGTAAAAATAGATCATGCTTCTGTAGCTGATAATGATTTTGCAAAGTTTACAGCAAGTGGATTAGAGGGAAGAAGTTATGCGGAAGTTAAAAGCGACTTGTCGCTTAACAATGTAGAAAATACAGCATTATCTACTTGGGCTGGATCAAGTAACATCACAACACTAGGCACTATATCGGGGCCACTAGTTGTTACTGGTAATCTACAAGTATCAGGAACCATTGATACCATTAATGAAACGAATACTGATTTAGTAGATAAAACATTAACCCTTGCGCATGGATCAGCTAGTTCTAGTGCCGCAAATGAAGCGGGAATTACTGTCGCTGGTGCAGATGCAAAATTACAGTATTTACATTCTGGAACTAAATGGAGTTTTAATAAATCAGTTGCAGCTACATCTTTTATTGGCCCACTTACTGGCGATGTAACTGGCAACCTAACAGGCAATGTAACAGGGAATATTACTGGCAATGTAACAGGGAATATTACTGGTAACGTAACTGGTAACGTAACTGGCGATGTAACCGGCGATGTAACCGGCGATGTAACCGGTAA